GGAGTGTACGACGATCCACCTCCACCTCCAGTAGAGCTAATTTTACTTTTATATACAGAAAGCCCTAAACCAATCATGGTTCTATATCGGAATTTGGATCAGGCCATCCTGCTGCAATAGCTTCTTCTTCGGTGAGCTGTTCAGAAGAAGGTGGTACAAGCGTGTAAAACGGGACATAACCACCTTTGTTTGCTTCTATGTATGCGGTAAGCATAGTTTTTTCTTCGTCTGTAACATTTGGTAGAATGCTCAGCAATACCGTAAGGTCTACTTCAGGGCTTATGTACACTTGTTCGTCAGACTCCGCAACTATAGCCACGACCCCATCGCTCTCTCTAGTTGACATTGGGAACAACTGAGATGTAATATCGTTAGGGTCTTGAATGCTCGCGGGGCGATACAGATTCCAGCACTCTTTATTGATAGCTACTGCATGCTCTTCACTAGTCATACCATCAGGTATAGCGTCAACGGGTAGGTAAACTTTTGCCATAATATAATATATTTTTAAGGATAAATCTGGAAGTAACTGTTGATGTTGGTCTCGATGGCTGTGCGGTTGCCTGCGCTGTCTTGGTTTGAATTCCACAGGATGTATTCTTGTATAGTACCTCCTCCCAGCCAATATTGGGTTGCCTGAGTTCCACCTATCACCAAGCTGTTACTTGATAGGCCGTTAGTCCCTGTGTTTACATTACTAAGGATTGTATTGCCATCAACAAATAGGCTTGAACTTGGACTGTCATAAATAGCAGTTATTTCTCTTTGCTGAGTTAAATCAACAGTTCCCTGAACCTGAGTTGGAGACAACATAATTTGATTCCCACCATAGCTAAGCAGGGCTAACGTATTAGCTGGTGTTGAAATAGTCGCTCGATATGGGCTATTTGTTCCCATGTTTTGCGTAATAGCAAATGTCAAGGGTTGTGCTAACGTAGGAACAGACAAATCAAGCCTTACGGGGGTGGTTGTATTAGGGGTACGAATGTCGAGAGCAGGCTTCCCGTTGTCAGTAATCACAGCCGTACCGTTGTATATCTTAGGCTGAGAGTTTGGATTAATCTGAGTAGCGTGGTTTGACTGTCCACTTTGGTCATACCAAGCCGAGACCCGAAGTTCATCTGAACCCCCGAAGGCTACGATAGACGCCTCGTCCAAGTCTCCGCCCGCAGTAAATCCGATGTCTTGCTCGTCATAAGGAGGAACAGCCCTACGCACACGCATACACTTGATAGCGTTGTTACTTAGCTGCCTGACAGAGTACGCAGCAGCCGCACCAGTATAGTCAGCCAAGAATCCAGAGGTCGGTGTCCAGTTCGTGAACTCATAATAAGAGTTGATGTTGAGCCCAAGACTTGCGTTTTCAGAAGCGTTATATGTAGGGAGGTGAATAATCTCGGAGATGTCGAAACTATTGTATCCCTCAAGTCCGCCCGTCCGTGCACCCAAAGTAACATTGTATGGGTCTGTGCGGTAAGTGGTACTTGAAGTGTAAGTACCAAACTCAACCCCGTTACCTTCCAAAGTGTTGATATTCCCGCTTGGGTTGTACTGAGCGTTCAAGATAAACTGAAGGTTGTCGGGGATAGGCGTGGAAAGTAATTGTTTAGGTACGGCTAGTCCTGGCTGTTGAACATAAGTATTAGTGTTGTACGCAATACCCCACCGAGCGCCGCTCGTGGTCGGACCCGCTTGACTATTCCAAAAATAACGGTCGCCACCACTCGCAAAAGGACCATGAAAAACAAGGAATACGTCCATATCACCCGCTGTAGAAAGACTAACGGGGTCGGTTTGCAACCACTCTCCTGGACCGTTGTTCGAGACTCGAACAATGCGAACGCAAGGCTTGCCGCTAGTGCTTGTAGTAACGGAAGTGCCGTCATAAATGGTAGGCAAATATGCATCGTTGGACTGCTCAAGGTCGAAGCCCCCACCCGCTTGGTCGTACCAAACTTTAACCGTGAGCTCAACACCCCCAGAGAATGCAGTCAAAGCTGCAACGTCAATTAGACCATCTGAATCAAAACCAATATCCTGCGTAGCACCATCGCTGACGCGGCGAACAAGCATACAGTCCCCCGTATATGTAGAGTTGAGCTTGCGGACGCTATATGCAACAGCAGCCGTAACGCTATCAAGTGGCGGAGTGTACGACGATCCACCTCCGCCGATAGAGATCCCTTGGCTTTTATATACAGAAAGTCCTAAACCAATCATCAACTATGGTTTACGAGCTTAAACTTGGCCTCCTCTACTGCTTTTGGGTGTGGCTTGTAATCGCCCTTCATAAGAAAATATCTCCCGCGATCCTCCATCCAGTGATACCCACTAGGAGGAGGGACAGAAACCGACTTCTGCGTAATATCTAAGCTTCCGCCTTTGTTACGCTTAACAGACTTCATTGCATTTGGTTTTTAGCAAGAAGAAGTTTTATCTCTTGTATCTCTTTCAAGAGGGTTTCTATGTTTTTTTTCAGCTCCCCGTTATCACCCTCAAGAGCTTTTACTCTAGCTTTCATAGTAGTAAAATCAGATTGGTGTTTCAACCAAAATCCAATTAGCCCCCCAGCAACAACAAGAAATTCAAAGTGAGTAAGGTTTTCAGGCATCAGCAGTTCCATTTTCTAAGTGACTTGTTTATTCGTGAATTTGGATCACGAGCCGTCTTAGCGGAAGTAAGCCTTTTTTTCATGCCAGTCATCCTAGCACAAAAACTCTTTCTTCTGTTGGCAGCTTTACTCCCCTTCTTAAGTTTAGATGGTTTTGTAGTTACTGCTGTTTTCAGTTTACTTCCAGGATTAGCACGGCGATATGAAGCGACACCCTTTTTATTTAGACCACCAGAAGGGTCCTTCCCTTCTTTACGTGTCCATGCAGGAGTTTTACCACCAGACTTGTAAGATTTTTTACACTTCATAAGTGCAAATATAATCAATCAAATTCATTAAAATTATCAATAGAATCTTCCTGTATCTCTGGTTCATTCCTCTTCTCAATCATCTTCTCTTGATTCTCAGCCTGCATACCTATTCTCCTATCTTTACCTTCTTCTTTCAAAACTTCTAGCTTTTCTCTGAAGTTCTTGTCGTCCTCTTTGAATCCAAGCGTTGCTTGAGCTTTGATGGTTTCGATCTCTTTTCTAAACTCATGCTTAACCGACTCAAGCTGAATCTCAAGTTGATTTTTAAGCTGAAGCTCTTGAGCAGAAAGTTGAGACTCTAGTTGCATCTCTTGGGCTTTCATTTGAGCTTGAGCTTGAGAAGCCTGTATCTGAGCCTGAGACTGAGCTTGGATATTCTGTTGTGCAATCTGCTGATTCGTAGCTATTCTTTTCTTTCTTCTAAGAACCAATAATCTCTCCGCCTGATTGATGTCTTTCATAGACCTTATCGCCATAGCATCTTCTATGTCTAGTTCTTTTTGAGAAAGTGATATCTGTATGTTTTGCTCCAAATATGCTTTTTCTGCATCCTCCATTTCTTTTTGAACTGTAACCCCGAAATTGTACATAGGCAAACGGCTAAAAGAATTAAGAACCTCTACATTCTTTTTACCTATAGCGTTCTCGTAAAGCCTACTTACAACAGAGTCCTGAGGAAGTATTTGAAGGCACTTTACAATATCCGAGCATACTTTCTTGTACAACATAGAGGAGGCGTTTGTTATATCGTATATAGCGTTGTTAGCAGCAGCGATAGCTTGCTCTCTAACACCAACCAAAGCCTCACTCTTAGGTGATGAAGCGTCCATTACTTCGTTGATTCCAGTTGCGTCTCTAATCATTCTGAGATAATGGTTATACAAACCGATTAGCTCATTGATATTTCTTATGCTATTTCCTATCTCTCTTACTGGTGGGTTTTGAAATCCTCCTTCAGGGTTTTTACTTCTGTAATAGAATACACCAGTCTGCTCGTATATATCATGAAGATCAAGTGGTTGGAGTTCACCACCCTTTCCAAGTTGTACGTTTTCAAGACCTTCGATGTCTATAATCAACCCATCAGGCTTTGCTTTTGCAATAGATTGCTGGATCTTAAGGTGAGTAAGCTGAAGCATGTCAGCAAAACCAACACAGCTATCGACCATAGACTTAGGAATCATGTTCCTCATGTTAGTAGACACAACAGAAAAAGACATATTTGTCTTACTTATATCATGCATGTTTCTTGGCATATTGGACTTCAGCCCATATCCAAACATATAGTCGGATCCCATTATATAGGTTCCGCTATATACATTCATGACTTCTAGCTTGTGCGGGGTTCTTGAAAACACACTGTTTGTCTTCTCTTTGTAGGAGCTCCCTTTGTCATAGAAGTTTGTGTTTCCGAATCGGTTTTCTTTCTCTTCAAAAAAGTTGGTGTCCGTTGACATAAACTCAAAGTCAAGTATCTCAACCATGTACTCATCGTACCCCATGTTGTACTTTTCGGTAATCTTGTCATACGTTGAGTCGTATGGGCCCCCGCTGGTGTTATGCCTGGTAGCAAGTTTCTGTATCTTTTTATAATCATCTTCTGTAAGCTCATCGCCAGCAAGTCTCTTGAGTTCAGATATGGTTACTCTTTTAACGTGCCCCGCGTAGATCATGTCTTCAAAAGAAGGGTCCTCGGTATAGCTATGAACGAAGTTGCAAGGATCTACATACTCAACACTTATACCATAAGTAGGGTCGTTGGTCCTTCTAGTTACAGCCATACCCAGAGCAACCATATCATTTACGCACCTTCTGTAAGTAGAGTCGTTGAAGTTGCACCACTCAAGAGTCATGTTTGTCCCTATCTGAGCGGCTACTTCTGCATCCGTTTTTATGTTGGTGTCAAACAGAATCTCTGCTTCTTCTAGGCTTTCTGGCATCTGGTCTGGATCCATATCCAGCACCATACCGTGTTGCTCCTTTAGTTTTTTTAGCTGCTCTTTTGCTTGTACTTGAAGGTTTACTCTTCTTTTCTGTTTGTTCTTTTCCGAAGAAGAAAGCGGATCCACCGCTTCGAGGTTTGGGTATGGATCCCTAGATAGGATCTTATTGACAACAATCCTAGCAAACTTCGATAGAATAGGTACAGGGGTAAAATCAAGATTAACAAGACTCCCGTCACCATTGTTAGGATCAAGAGATGTAAGAATCTGCTTATATACCGTTGTGTCTTGAGTTCCGTTGGCATAGTCTCTGTTTCTGTCGAATATCTTTCTTCTCTTTCTGAAAAGCGAATTATAGTCGCTTCCATTCCCCCATTGAGACTGTATAGCCTTAGCGTACTTCAGTCCATATTCCTTCATTTCTTTTTTCTCCCTGGGGAGCAAAGGATCGGGAAAACTAGAAGAATTTTTATTTGCCATACTATTTCCTATGAAATGCAAATATATTAAACTCTGTTTATAGGTTTATATCTTCTAAAGAACTTCTTTTCTGAGAAGTTAGTGGCTTCTTTTGGTTTTGCTTTTTGAGCAGCAAGTAAAGCGAGTCCAGATGATATAGTCAAGTCGTACTTTGTGCGGTCTGTAATTTTAAATCCAATCCAGTCCTCTAAAGTTCTATTGAAATACATCTTACCATTATCACCAGTCTCTCTGTTTATACCTACGTGATTGTGTATGTATGCCTCTATAGACTGGGCGTGAGAGTGTATTACATCTGCTGAGTTAGAGGGTACGCCCTTGGTTCTTACGTTAGATGTCGATCCAGGAACTTTCAAATGATCTGGTCTGTCCAACAGGTACCCATCATATCCCCTTTCCTCAAAGTACCTAGCTATACCGTATTTGTTGTTCTCTATCAACAAAGGATACCCATAAAAAAACGCAGCCATAAGTACATCCTCGTAGAATATCTTAGCTAAAGGAGGACGAGAAGCGTACTCTAAAACAAACATATTAGAAGGGTGCTCCATATGAAACTTATTGTACATATGCAAAGCACCTTTAGATCCCCTCCCGTCAACAGTAGCATCAATATCATAGCTGTCTACGCCCCCACATCCAATCAAATCATTTGGTGGTATCAACTTCCCATAGGATTCTTTTTTGTTATTCCTAAGGTTTTTAGGTGGTAGCCATGACACATAAAATCTACCAGTTTTATCTGGTTTGAATATAACTTCTGTATCTTTTTGACCGTCTCGCCAGACAAAATTCCCCTGTACTACAGGGTTTGGGAAGAGATTGTCATTGAAATCTATTTGCTCATATATCTGACCGATATTAAACAAGCTACCTTCAATACTATCCCTAAAAGCTTCATCCGTAGTAAAAGGGAACTGCCTTATGACCTCATTAAGCTCAGATGGCTGTTGTTTAAATGACTCCCTCTCGTTCTTTAGGTATGTCTTAGCACCAATAACTATATCATCCCCATCAATACCTTCTACAGGCTTATCTGGGTTGTTTATTATTGGATTCCCGTATTTATCAAAAAACCCTTCTAGAGAGTTTTGAGCTGGTATAAAAAGCCTGTAAAGTCCAGATCTAGTCCTCCCATTCGAATTCCTCTCCATCGGATCCGAATCCTCCCAAAGGTCCTTGTATTCCTTTCCACCTTTGTCCATTGGATTTACGGTGCTTCCGACTAGAGCCTTTCCTATTATTTTTCGGCCCACGATCAAACATGTCCTCTGAATCCTCCAGGCGTCCCTTATGTCTGTAGGTTTTTCCCATTTTCCTGCTTCGTCTAGATACAACAAGTGAAGCTTCTCACCGTCGTATGCGTTATTAGTAGTGTTTTTCCAATTTATTACCGTGTTTAGTGCATCGCCAACCTGTGCTGTCTTATTCTTTTTAGTGATCTTTTTAGAAGGTTCTCTAAAAGCAAGCTCCATCCTGGGGTTTGTAGTTCCATCCTGTATAGGCTTGAAGAAAAAAGGGTAGTTCCTAAACATATTGACTACCTTCTTCATAAATATGTTTTCCTGGGCATCTTTACCAGTTTTACTCTGTATACCCAGCAGCTTTTCTTTCACTTGTGTCGCCTCATCAACCAGTACTGAAGCGCATATATTAGTGTATCCAGATCTTCTACACTTTGTGTATATCTGACCTATGCAATTAGAATCAGCTTCGCATGCTGCCATATGCAAAAATATATCCCTCTGAAAGCTCAGATAGTTTGGATATCCTACATCAAACTTCGTCCATTGTAAGGCCATATAGTGCCTGCCTGTAATGTACGTAGGGACACCGTTGTTATAAAACCAAACGCCGTCACGTCTACGCCTAAACTCATTCTCGATATATGGACTGAAACGTTCACGGAACTCCCTTGGCATCTCTGCCCACTCATCCATAGAGCGAACCCTACGCAGCTCCTCTGGCATATGTGACCTTTCCCACAGTTGCATAGCCTTCGGCTTGTCGTGGAAGAGGATTTCTTTTTTGGGGGGTTTCTTTGGTAGGCAAATATGTATTCCACCGAGTTCGATAACTTCGCCCTCTGTGCCGTTAGGGTCAATCTTGATAACATTTTCATCCATATCACCTCCCTTGACCCTTATAGATCTTTTTGTAATTCTTAGATCTTTTGTTGGATGAGGTTTTCGTTTTGGCATGAATGCCAGGTCTAGAAACTTTGTTTCTCTTTTCGTATGTGGAATCTACTTTTGCCATTTTATTTAATTTGTCGGCGAGGCGGGGATTGAACCCGCATGTAACCGATTACTCTTTCTACAAGGTATAAGCTTGAGGAGATACTCGCCGAGAGTTTACTTTCTCTTTGATCCTTGTATTCGACTCTTCTCGGCTATTCCTCTGTTTTTTGATGCAGGCATTATGATTTTAGCGCCGTTAGCGGCGTGATGTATGTCCTTCCCGTCCCCCTTCTTTACCTTACCCTTCTTTTCTGCCTCTCTGCGATCTTTGTTTCTTTTAGCACGCCTCTTCTTTTGCTCCTCAGAAGACTGGAACTTATCGTATTCTTTTCTGTAGTTTCTCTTAACTCTCATCTTTTATAAATACTCCATCTACGGTCTTACCCTTTCTCTCTGCTATCTCGTTGTAAGCCAACGCAAGACATTCCGTGCTACTATAACCGAGTTGAACTGCTAAGATAATAATTGTTACGAGTACGTCACCTATAGCGTCTTTGACGTCGTCTTCTCGATGCTTTGCTAGGGCACCAGACAGCTCGCCGACCTCCTCCATCACCTTCAGTATCTGCCTAAAGGCGTTATCTGAATGAGTAAGGTCTCTTTCGTCAGCCCACGCTATAACCGCTATCGCTAGTTCGTCCAGTGTAGCTGTCTTCGTATTCACCATTCCACTCATCGTTAAAATAAATATGATTGTTATTTTGAAAACCTTTCTGCAAATCCTCCAGAGTAGTCTTTTTCTTGTTTGATTTCTCCGTCATTTTTTAGATCTTTTGTCATTTGTTCAAGCCTCTGTCTTTCTATGAGAAGCTCCTTACAATCAAGTGCAGTTTGTTTGATAGATGAAAGCTCAGCTTTCCGACCAGCACCACTGAGCTCAGTATCTACTGGCTTTTTTATTTCTTCTATCATGTTGTCTATAGCCGTCTCCATGCTCTCCATGAGCCTAACGGCAGCCTCCAGGGTTGTAAACTTAGATCTCGGCATAAAGCAAGTCTTCTGATCGAACCCTATAGTACTCCTGACCGTCTATTGTGATTCTGTAGTCCATATTCTTCTTAAAACCAACTATATCCCCCTTAGATATACCAAGCTCATCGGTGTATTCACTTTCAAAAGCTAGTTCGCCTTTCAGTTTGTCTGACTCTTCTAAAGAAACAAGCTCTATAAAGGCCTCACCTACGTCTTCTTTGTCCTCAACTGGCTTTAGTAGCGTCCACCCTCCTATAAGGTTTATATCGCCCTCACTGTTCTTATACGCTATAGCCTGGTTGTTTACAGTGTGCTCTGGGTTGTACCTAACCAGGTAGTGGTTTTCAAAACCTGTAAGGCCTTGTCCGTCATTCATGACTACAAGGTGATGAAAGTAAAGAGTATCCCCTGGATTTACACCAGTGTTGTACTTGAAAGGAACAGCAACCACTGGGCCTTCAGTAACTCTGTGCTCAAACTCATTGAACTTAGTGTCTATATACAGTTCGAGCCCCGAATCGGTTTTTATTGTGTCGTTGATGGTTTTTTCCAGCTCAACAACAAACAAATCAAATGTTTTCATTAGAAATTAAGATCAAATTCAACTATAACTGGCATATCTTCTACGCATTTCCACATCATCTGACCATCATCAGTTTGTATGTATACGTTGTATCTCTTTACTGAATGGTGATAAAGCGCAGGCTCGTCAAATACTATGGCACTCACTTCACCCCTACCAGCCTTCATACCCACGTAGTACGCCATGGCGTCTTTAGGGTTTTGCCCTATGATGATTTTTCTTATAAGACCGTCCATTAGTTTAGAAATACATCAAAATCCCCTAGCTCCGCATCCAAACCTGGATTACTGTAAGTGTCCTTTATGAAAGAAAGTATTTCATCAAGCTCTTCTTCGCTGTATATGTTATACCCATACACAGCGCGTATGTGTTTTTCACCATCTTCGGACTCTTCAACGGTCCCTGTGAGCATGATAGATATAATCTCCTCTCTTTTGCCGTACCTTTCGAAAAGGTCGTCTATTTGAGAAGCTATTTCAGAGAGTTCAATTAAAAATTCAGATTTCGTCATTGCATGAAAAATAAGTCAAAAATGTTTCGTGACGTATCAAAATTACGTCAAAAGGACATATCTCAAAACCACCTTAAAGACATAAGGTCCACACTTTTAGACTTTCAATCTAAATACGATCTCTTTCAAAAGGAGATGTATTTTATGCTATGGGCTTACGACCTGGAGTTCTTTACCCTGGATTACGCTTCTAAAGAGTACGGGATGAATAAAGACCATCTAGCCGATAGGATTGTATATCCTTTGGTAAAAGAAGGGTATATACACAAATACTTCGATAAACTTACTCCTTCGCAGACATACGAAGACCACCTTTTTAGGGAAGAAACAAAGTTCAATTACAGGGTAAGGTATGCCCTAACCCAAAAGGCTAGACTTATGGTACAGAGATTTTACCGATCTCTTAGCTCTTCTTCCGATCGGCAATAATCAAGTTTATCAGTGAATCAAGCCAACCGAATACCTTATTGTCGTTTTCGGTGGGGGTGAGATTCACAATAATCTTAACAAAAGCCAGGACGCCGAGAACGAGTTCAGACCAGAACTCTGCTATAAAGGAAGCTACAGTATATCCACCCTCTGCAACTTCATCAGTCAATACAGGGTCAATAGTTGCAACAGTGTCTGCTACGGCTACGACAGTGTCAATAATAGTTGAATCAATCATGATTTATTTTTTGCAAATATATACTTTAAAACTTGAAGTCTGAGTGAAAGACTCCAAAAGGACCGTGGGTCATGGTTGTTATTTGACCATTGTCAGAGGTTATGTTGTCTTTGTGGTAATAATTGAGACTGTATGGTGTTGTCGTTTCGTTACCAACAAAAATATAATCTCCTATTTGTACATAATCGTCTGTTGGGGACCCAGTAGCACCCGTATCAGTGTAAGAGTGAAATGACAGATCGCTATAATTAAACTTCATTACTTGAGGTATAGAAGTAAAATGTACGTAAATAAACTCTCCGTCTGTACCAGCGGAATGGGGTTTGAGAGAGGAGATGTTAGCTCTATTTCCATCAGGGAAGTCGTCTGTTGCGCTTCTTGTGTCGGATATGATACCAAATATTGGTGATAGGGTTGAATACACGTTATCTGCAGAAACACTTATGTTTGAAACAGAAATATTATTCAACATAGAAACAAGGTCAACAGACTCATTAAATGTAACAAACTGATCATTCTTATAATGACCACTCTCATAAACACAAAGAAACTTAACTGTAAGACTTCCAGATTCTAAATCATACCTATGAATCATAATACCACCAAGATCCATTGTGATTGTAAATATGTACTTATCATAGGAAAACGGATGTACGAGCCCCGATCCTTTCTTATGAAGAGTGTGATGAACAGTTTCTACCTGTCCGCTATCTAAGTTTACCCTCAAAAGGGCCCGACTCCAACCGTTATACTCGCTTGTATAAAAATCAATGTACTCTTCTGGAATCGTTACGTTTTTAAAAGGTTGACCATTTTTAGCGTTATTATACCAAATTAGACTGTCTATAGTATTAAAATACCCACTTGGGGTAATTTGATTCGCCCAATTAGGAAAATTAGCGTCGTATCCCATAATGTAAACGTATGAACCCGTGGCTGTAATTTGATCTGAGCTATCAATTATAGGGTTTAAGACTCCGTGCTCATTACGAGTAATTAAAGATCTTTTGACATCGGTTGGAGTACTGGAGAGCAGGAACGCTCTTCTTGTCACATGGTCAAACATAGGGATAGTGGTCCCTATAATTCTAGTCCCTACCGCGTCTTTAAATAGATTGCTATAGTTAAATATCTTGGTTTCTGAAATAGGCTTGTTTAGATCAACCACAACAATCATCTGGTCAACACCATAAGAAGAAGCAGGCTTACCCCACGTTTCCGTTCTCTCAGACAAAATCCACTTATCACTGGTCCTAGCATTTCCGTGAAGATGCTGCACCCCATAGAGTATTTTTTTCTCAAAAGAATCGTAGGTTATATCTTGAGCGACCTCGTCAACTACGCAATTAGTAAACTTAACCAATATATGAGAAGAAGTTAGGTACCCAGTTCCGTATATATGAGCAAGGCCAGTTACGGGGTCATATAAATCTGTTATACTCGGACCAGGGTTTCCATCTCTAAGGGGCCACTCACCGAAAGGCTCACCAGTGTCTGGATCAATAGTGTTTTTTAGATATTGATTCCAGGCATCATTTCCAAGGTTGTTTTTATTATAGCTTCCCCATCTATAAATTATGTATATATCATTACCATTAATCAGCATCTCATTTGCTGAATAGAAATCATCTATATCTGCAACATCTGGAGTCCAGCTAAACGTAGGTGTGCTCCCAGAGGCTACGTTTGTATGGTTAGTAACCCACACGTTAGATTTATCTGTATATACATTAGGGTCACTGTAAGCACCACCACCACTGCTTTCCAAAGTGAATATGTAGTCGGACAATCCGCTTTCTGGAGTCCCACCAGGTATTTCACCATTCGTACCATATGTGGTGTCTGTTCCACCCGTCCCTAAAACTCCGTTTAGAGCAGGTGGTTTGATTTCTATTTTTGCTGATGCAGCTGTTTGGGCTGATGACGATGATAGTCTCATTTCATATATATATAAGTGGTTTTACCGTCTTCTTTGACGGCTTTCAATGTTCTGTTTCTGTTTTCTCCGTGCTTTTTGTAAGACACATGTATCCATGCTGGCTCTTTGTCATCCCCAAACTCCCAAATGAGTTGATCATAGTCCAGATGAGTATATATGTACTTAAATATGTCGGCGTTGGTGATCTTTCCATATACATGGGCATCAAGATCTAAAGCCTCCCCAACCATATGCTGCGAAGTGGGGCTCCCCCCAATCTTAGTGTTCAATTCTTTACATCTATACCCAGAGCTAACTGCAATAGGTACCCCAAAGTGATCTCGCATAGGCTGGAATATGCGTTCAGCTATCGTCTCCAGGTTTGATATTACGTATTCGTCGGGGGTGTTGTCTATCCCGTGGCGAAGAGCCGTAGTGCTTTTTGTTGCTTCTCTGAGAGATAAATTTTTTGATAGTTTCATAAAATCTTTTTTTTCTAGGATTAAAGTATCCTTTACTTCCCATTTGCAAGTGTTGGTGTTACTTTTTCTTCTTTTTCATACCAACCCCACGACCTTTCAGTATATCTGCTTTAGTGACCTTTCCGTCACCAGTCAGGTCAGGGAACTTACCGCCCTTATTGTATTTGGGTTTTTTTATCTTCATGCTGCTGCGAATATTGATAGTTGACATGTAGCGGTGTTTGCTGCCGCTTTGATTTCATCAATGAAAGAGATAGATGCAGTTTGAGATCCAGTGGCGTTGGCGTCCATGTCATCATTGAATAGCACATATGAGTTCTTAGGTTCTAAAACGACGAAATACTCTTTGCTTGCACCAAGTACTCTAAGTGTAACATAGTTAGTATCGTCAAGATTTGTAATTCGAAGGTACTTCACAGTATCGTCAACAAATGTATCTCCAGTTACTGTACTCCCAAAAGACAACAGAGGCACCTCTGTTACAGTGCAGTCTATAAGCCTCTCAAACATACTATCGACATTACCTATGTCAATGATATTCTCAGACCCGTGCTCGTTGCCGTTCAGTACGACCTCTTCTTTTATTGTTACTGTTAGTGTTGCCATAGTGCAAATATATTAATTATTACTGACCCTGCCTCCTTTACTAAAAGATATAGGTGGGGTCACTATAGGCCGACCGTAGATTTGTTCCATAATTATGTCATATTCTTTCCTTGCTCTTTCACTCTTGCCTCTCAACAAGTCCATCTCGGCTGACCGCTCTCTGTATGATTTACTACGCCCCCCGCCAGTATTAAGGATGTCCAATAACAAATCAATCGGCATCTTTCCACTACTGAATCTATTGGCTGGGTGGTCGGGACTTCGTCGCTTGTAGTCTTTCGTGTATCCAGAATTAAGGCTTCGTTCATATCCTTCACGAGCAATGGAGGGGTTCATGTTGGTTGGATCGAAAATACCCTGTTGGTTAGCGGCATCAGTAATAATATCTTCCAGCATCCTCATGTAACGATTGTCCAGCCTGGCCTCTTTACCCTCACCCTTGGTCATGGTTCTTTCCCTGAACCGCAACTTATTCTCGTCATCCTGCATCCACTTCTGACCATACTTGGTTAGAATGACCTTCCCATCCTTTCCGATCTTAACAATCTTTCTTCCATCAGGCTTCCACTCCTTGAGTTTTTCTAAGTCGAACTCCGTTCTTCCAGGCTGTGTGGCTGTGTATCCCTTGAACCTCTCCAGAATCTCTGGTAGGTCTTGGGCCGTGATCTCACCCTCTGGCAGGATCCCCATCTCACGAGCGAAGTAAATACCAGAATTTATGGCCGCGTCACCCTCACCCTGATCTTCACCCAGGTAGTACAGATTCATACCCCATCTCGCATCTTCACCACTGCTTTTGCGGTGTACCCCATCATAAAAACCTTTATCGCTGTTATCGCGGGGCTCATTGGCCTGGTATAGGTTGAGGGTGTCAAATGTTGTACCGTCGTGCAACAGACCATGGGGATACTTGGAATTATAGTAATTCATTTCCATGAGCTCATTTATCGCCTCCGAGGTGCCCTTGTTAGTGATGTCGTCAAGGATACTTCCCTTTGCTGCATTGTTGGCTGTTTGGACAGCATGATAAAACTCCTCCGCAGCCACACCTCTAGCTGAAGGGTTCTCACTCAAGTAGTTGTACACAATCGGCGCTGAGAGCGTAGTATCAAATGCATTACCTTCTTCCTGACGCCTCAGGTACTCACTTCTAGTTACCCTCTCCCCCGTCTCTTTATCTACAGCGCCAGGGACCACGAACGACCTTTGCTCAGCGTCTTCCGCTCGTTCGTCTAAATACTCCTGCATCATGCGGGTGTATTTCCTGGCCTCACCCTTGTCATTTGTGATCATCGTGCGACCCAGCATGCTTTCAAAATCCTCCCGCTCAGAAGGGGCGGGAACAAAGCCCTCACCCGATACGTATCTTCGTTTAGGTTCTGTGCCTAACTCTTGCCCCTGGCGAGACATGAAGAAGTCCGCCATGTCCTGCAGGGTGGCGTCGAATCTGTTGTTTTCTTGTGGTCTGGCCTGACCATACCCCGCGAGGTAATCCAAGACTTGCTTTCCGAGACTGTAGTTTGGTGGATCATCGTGACGACCCCCGTGTTTATACTTGACCACCCTGCCCCCTGAAGCGTTTGTGTTGTCTTGAGCCTGAGCAGCTTTTATATCTTGTTCTATAATAGCATCCAGCTCTGCACTAGTAGGGTATTTCTTTACTTCTCTACCTCCAGCCCTGGAAACCTTAACTTTTTTCACCAACTCCCCTTCGTCGTTGTACTTGCTTTTGGTTTTGTACCTCTCCAAGAACAATCTAGGGAACTGTCTTTGAAGCCAATTCAGATCTTCCCCTTGTATCTCTACGGATTTAGACCCTTTAGGTGTTTTTACTCCTTTATACTGATCAAAGGTTTTCGCTTTATCGTCCTTATGTAGCTTATATCTAGCGGATTTTTGATCAATAAAGTCATCGCCAGCATATCTAGTGGTGGTTCTCATAAGGTCGGTATCCTTATACTCTCTTCCAGTAGGCAAACTTATTTGTCTTCTGCTTCCCCCTGACCCCATTCTTATCAGTTCTAGCATCTCTTTCATACCAGAGTCATAGCCTTGACGATTCTCTACGGTAGTAACACCATCTTCGACCGTTACATCCCTACCTGAGAAAGGATAGTACGACTTGTGGGCTTTCGGCCATCCGTCTCTAGCATTAGAGGACAAGAAACCACCTGGTCTACCCCCGTTTTTGTACTTTATAACTCTCCCCCTCCCGTCTGTAATAGAAGTGTCATCATCACTCTCAGCTCCTCCACCGCTCTTGTTTCCAGCAACACGACCTCCAATATTGTTTTCAGCAGGTAGTATGGGTTTGGATTCGGTATCTACTGATCTAAGGTTGTTACCAACAAAAGGGTAGTAAGTCTCTCTCTGCTCGTCTGCCGCTCTCATACTCTCCTCAAACCGTTCTCTATTGCCTTCCGCTTCTTTAAGCTTGTGCCCTTGGAGCCATAGGTCTGTAGCACTCATATCCCCAGAAACATAATCAGCCAGTTTTGCTGGTCCTTGTATAAGGTTTGCGTACAAGAGCGCCGTCTGTTTATCTAGAGGTAGTTCGTCAGCATTATTAGCCTCCAGTATATCTTGATCCATATCACCTTTGTACCCCATATCTCTCATTGCAGAAAACAGGTTTCTATACCTCTGTTTTGCTGTATCAAAAGAATCTTTTTCAAACTGATAAGTCCCTCTGGCTGGACCCTCAACACCGCCATCAGAAATCTGTCTAGCAGTAGGGCTCATCCTTTGGTGTGGACCAGACTCATGAAATCCGATATAGTATGCTAGGTCTCTCCATAGTTCGGGATCTCCTCCTCGTTCAGACACCAAATATTTCAATATATCGTCCATACCTAACTGAGGTGTGGCTGGTTGATATGGGTAGGGGGAATCCCCTATATTATTCATCTCCTCTGGACTGGGGTATACTGGAAACAAGAGTCTTTCTATGTCTCCTGGAGGTTTTTTATCACTTACACTTCTCATTTATCTTTTTATTGCACGCATTTTATTGCGTGAAGTTTTATACTTGACTACCTTACCTCCTTTGTTGAAAGATATCGGTGGGGTTACTCTAGGCTCTACTCTTTTGTTTTCTCTAAGATAAAAATCTAACTCTTCTGGCTCTACAGGACGCATTTTCCACTGCTTTTCCTTATCGTCCCAGACCCTGTAGTAGTTCGGCTCTTGTCCCGTCCTGGTTCTATTGCTACTCTTATAGATTAGCTGTGGCTCCCTACCATATTCTGACGGTTTTAGAACATCTCTAATAATGTCTCTTTCAGGAGTTTCATATGTTAAACCTCTAGGCTCTAAACGTTCAGGAATAACAACCCTGGGGCGGCGCGGGGTTGAAGTTCTATTTGATTTCTTTTCTGGTTCATATTTCTTTTCTGGCCCATATTTCTCTCTACGCTCTTTCTTCTCTTCTTCGGTAAGAAGGTCGTATGGTTTTACAGCTATAGGGTCGTAATATGGAAGTTCTACGTAATCCGACTGCGCAGACGCTTTTGCTATTCCTTGAGGATCAATGTTGATATCGTAATAACCAGTAGGTAGATTTGGATTCATAACTCCCGTAGTCATTTCTCTTGCCCTTGTGACATTTCCTTCAGTTGTGTTGTCGTATATAGAATAGTATTCATCAATAGTCGGATATTCCCCTTTAGGCCACCAGTAGTCCTCAGGAAACTGTCCATGTAAAAACCTAGGAACCTCAGCAGGGTAAAAATCCTCATAGCCTTCTTTCATGTCTTCTATAAACGTCTCATATTGTCTTATTTCATCTTCGTTATACTCCCCCCTAGCCCGTCTATGATGCTTATCCAGTATACGGTTAATATCATCATATGGTCTCACGTCATAGAGATCGTATCCTTGTTGCTCAAGGGCCCGTAAAAGCTCCACAGCAGCGTTGTATGCGTTCAGGCTATCCTGTCTAGTGGCTGATCCGCGACCTGGTGGCCAACTATTTCGTGTAGTTCTCATCTGTTTTGTCCTTTCCGTCAGGTGTAAAATAAGAAAGCATTTTTATCATCTGATCGATCTTCTCTGGATCGTCTGATACGGTTGCTGGTATGCTCCCTATAAAGTTGTTGAACAAGTCCTCAGCAGCAGACCTAACCCCATGAAAGTTCTTTATCTCATGCCCCAATCCAAATAGATTGGCTGCCAGCATAGCTAGTGGGGCGGGGTACCCCCTATCTTCCTTCAACTCTTGCACCGTCTCTGAGGTAGCCAGCATATGCCTCAGCGCGTCAAACCTAGGGCTTGTCTCTGGATCCACCATGTCTTCAGCTTTATGCCAACCTTCTAGTGGGGCGCTGTCTAGATACCGCATCATCGCTTCGTAGATGCGTTCGTCTATAGGCGGTTTAGAGACCGCCCCTTCTTGCACGAATTGTGGTCCTTTTCCGCCGTTGTTGTACTTAATCACTCTACCTCCGTTCTGTTTTTTTACAAGATCAGGATACAGTTCATCATTCATATGGATATCCTGATTTAGGAAATTCACTAAGGCATCTAAAGCCTCAGGCTCTTCAGAAGACCTATCGTATAAGGTCTGCATGACGGCTATTAAATTTCTCGCGTGTCGAGGGACAGCTTGAAACCAATTCATGCCATCGACTGCGTCCTCATCTGGCCTTTTTGCTACTAGTGAGTTATATCTATCTATTATGTCTGGTATATCATACCTATCAACTTTTTCATCCCCTATAAGGCCCATCTTCTTAGCAAGAATTAAGCCTGGAACCATCATACCCTCAAACTCCTTTTGAGAGTATGCCCCATCATAGTAATGGGGATCTGCTGTGCTGAATATGTCTCTATCAGCAACATTGAGTTGCTTCATGCCCTTAAAATACCCTGAAGGAATAGTGTTCCATTCAAATACCCCCCTTGGATAACCTCCACTAGGATTAGAAATTATGTCTGCAAGCTCTTTAATGAGCGGTCTATCCATTTCCTGACCAGGCCTGTAATCTTTCCCTTGTTCATTGTATTTACCGAACTGGTCTGCGTTTTGTATAGAGTGAGTGTACTCTTCACCCTCTGTACTACCTCTCGTAAATGAAGAGTCTTCAGAAAGAGACTTTAGATTGACAGTATTGGTGTTAGGATCAAAGTAAGCCCTACCTTCCAAGTTTGAATACCTAGGCTCATCTGGCCCCAGTAACCTAACCTTCCCCATTTGGTTTTTCATCCCAGATACACCCCCCTCAGTCATGCTGTCAACAAGGTTGTCTAAGATAAATCTGTAAACATCCTCTTTGGTGACATCAAGACGGTCCTCATAGTATGGGTCTTGTTCAGCTTCTTGCCTTGTCTTTCCATAAGACCCTAGAATCTGTAGAAGGTTTTTAGATATTCCAAACTTAGGTGGGTCTCCAGGCCCTTTGGTTGTGCGCATAAGCTTCCCTTATTGTGGTTAAATACCGAATCTTCTGTACTTATACACCCCTATCGCGGGACGCTTACACAACCTGTTTGCCTGATTCGGCTCAGCAAAGGTAGTGGTTTTTTTTGACATAGTCAAGCCCTGTAGAAATTAACTTCTAACAGTTTTTCACTTGGTCTTTTTAAGACGCTTGAGCTTCTTTTTCGCTATATCCTTCTGACGAGCCTGGACGTCCTGGTGAAGTCTACCCACTTTGTCTATAACTCTGTCTACAGACTCGTCACTCAAAGTCTTAGCCTTCTTGAAATTGCCCTGCCTGTCAACCTTGACCTTGATCTTGTTGCCTCTTTCATCGACAGTCTTGGCTCTGCGCCTGTTTACTCGCTTTTTTGGTTTCATGATGTTTGTTTTTTGCAAATATATGCTAGAAATATATACCCTGGGGATTATATATGTTTTGCGCCGCCGCGTCCGCCCACCCGAAACGCATCTGCAAACCCCGCCCCCCTAACGCCTGCGCCGTTTGCCGAAAACATTTGGACTTTTACTCCGCTGAATACCAGTGAGTTAGCTCGGCTTTTGTCGCTTAGGTTCTCAGGAATCGAGGGATGTAACTCCTTGGAAATCAGGGACAACCACCACCCCATACCTACGCGCTCACACATATCACCCCTGCCATGTACCCACATTACCCACACATACCAAGGCGTTAGGCCTGCCACACGCGAGGCATTTTTGTGTTTGTATTTCGGCTCAAAATGCTAACACAAACGGCAATCTATTTTAATACTAAAAGTTATTTTAGTATTAATTTATTTACACAATTAGCAACACAATCGGGTTCTCGCCTCGCGCTCCCCTGTGTGCGTGGACGCATGATGCGGGCTATGCGCCAATCTTCGGCGCAGGACTACCCTGCGCATTATGCGTGCGGTAGTCGCAGGAAGATTCTCGGCAGAAAAATTTGGTTTTCTCGAATCGGTGAACGTATCTTTGTGGTCCCAAAGCAATTCCGCTGAGGGATAAACACACAACGCCACATGGCACACAAGAACACCCCCGCCTCCCCCGAGGCCATCACCGCTCTGCTCAAGGACACCAAGTCCGCTGTCAACCGCGCCAAGTACACACCCACGAAGAGCCGTAAGGCTGAGGCTGTCAAGCAGTTGAAGGCTGTCATCGCCGCAATCGAGGCGCTCACCGAGGTGCCTGAGCCTGCACCCAAGAAGCCGAAGGCCGCAGGCACGAAGGGTGGCAACACCAAGACGGGTCAGAAGCTCCAACGCAAGGCACGTCCCGCACGGAGCAAAGCTCAGCAGGAGTTGGACAAGGCTGATGCCGCTGCATACAAGCGTGATGATGAGCACATGGAGAAGCTTGTCAACGATGCCGTGGTTGCGGCTCTCAAGCGGTTGCACGCTACGGAGCCTGCATCCAAGCCTGCATCCAAGCGTAAGGCCAAGGTGTTGAGCCACGCTGAGATTGAGGCCTTGAAGATGGAGGCCTTGGAGTCCACGGATATGCACATCTCATACGAGGATTGCCTTTAAGCAATCCCGTACAGACACACATGGTGCTCGGAGGGGTTCGACTCCCCTCTGTGTCTCTGTTTTTCAATCGTTTAACCTTCAATTCATACGCAATTATGACACAGACCTATGACCTCCGCAATCGTTGGTATCAGGCTTGCACCACCTTCTGTGGCTTCACCCCTGAACTCTTGAATCAGTTTCGCTTTGACGGGCACACGCTCACGAAGTTCTGCACCTTTGTTCGGGAGCGCGGATACGTATTCACGGACGAAGATCTGCGCGTGTGGTGCGTAGACAATGGCTACAACTATGCACCGCTCATCCGTATGTGGATGTCCCGTGTACCTGAGTTCCGCGTGGTCACCCCTACGTGGAAGGACCCTGAAGCAATCACCATCGCAATCGCCTGAGCATGAGACTTGAAGCAAAACCAACACATCGCGTCATAGGCGTAGCCCCTGGGCATAGCGGATGGCGTGGACGCACGGTCGAATTGGGCTTGTGCTACAACGAGCAACACGCAAACAGGTGCGCATCCTTTTGGTATCCGCACTACGATGACATCGAGGTCATCAAGCTAACTGACTGAGAGACAGCAAGTTAGAAAAAAGATTTGGAAATATGGGAATCGTCGTTGTATCTTTGCATCGGCAATTCAGCCAACAACCTTCAACGCTATGCAGTACAACACTCGCCACGATTTCACGGAGCGCTCGACCTCCGACCTCAAGTTCACCCTGAGTTTCATACAGGAATGCCTCGCCTCTGCAAAGAAGGCTATTGCTGAGGAACCTGACTCCGAACAGGTGGCTGCATGGGCAGAGAGTATCGCCGACTACAAAGCGGGTATCGCCCGCATCCAAGAAGAATTGAAAACCCGTTAATCCCCACACCCATGAACACAATCGAGTACCCACACTTCATGCTTGCCGCTGAATGCTTCGGCAGGACCCTTGCCGATGGCGGCGACACCATCCTTACGCAACCTGGCGCGAAAGGACTCACCTACAAGTCAGGCACGTTGAACTACAACAAACTGCCAACTGACCCATTCCGCCCCGTGTGGGGGTATGCGGTTGGTGGCTTGGCTCCTGAGGTTCGTATCTCCATGGTCCACGAGGACCTGACCCCGCGCCACCCGCAGAACCTGTTCAAAGCTTTCCGCAAGGCTTTCGAGCAGACGTGGCACGAGGCCTTCCGTATCTCCACCTTCATGAAGACGTGCGTAGGCACATGGGTTGACGGGGAGGACATCGTGTTCGACGTCTCCCAAATCGTGCATGACGAATCCACCGCCATGCGCCTTGCACAAAGGCGCAACGAGAAAGCCATCTACGACATCACCAACGGCAAAGAAATCATCAACCCTGAATACACGCAAGCATGAACAAGTACCAAAAGGCGGTTGCCTACATCAACGGACAAAACACCGACACCTACGCTGAACTATGCAGAGTGACGGGAGTCGAAGTGTACATCAGCACTGACCTCGGAGGCCTGAGGCTTCACGAAGATGAGGTCGATGCCATGGCAGAGGCATGGAACCGCATAAACCCTATTTGACATGAACTACGAAGATTTCAAGCGTGACCTTGCGGTCCGCATCCTCCGCCGCCTCGGATACAAGGCAGACACGAACCTCCACGAATCTGTCGATGTGGTAATGAAGGCCCTCGATGAGTTCCTCCCCACGGACGACAGCCCCAATCGTGGACACACAGAGATGGTCGATCTTGCCTGCGTGTACAAGGTAGACAAATGCCCTAACTGCGGCAAGAAAGACGTCGAGTACAGCGATGTCTACGAATTCTGCAACGAATGCGGATACACCTTCAACTGACACAGACATGAACGACACATACAAGCTGGTCCTGTGGCCTGAGTCACAGGCATACATGGATGAGCCATGGTTCGACGACCACGCTATCCTTGCTGACGCTGAGTCCATCGGAGAATCCCAAGCCTACTTCATCCCAATCGAATACACACAGACATGACAAAAGCAGAACTCATTAAGGCCATCGCCGCATCTCCAGACCACATCCCGATGTACGTTGTGGACGGACGGGGATGGTGTGGAGGTTTTGACGTCTCAATCGTCCGCGACATGGACGGAGATGTCGCAGAAATACACGTCAACATCCGATAACACACAGACCAATGAAGTACACAGAAAGAGACTACAAGGCTCTTCATTGTCTCATCATCGAAGACATGATTGAATCCTGCCTCAGCAAGTGGTTCGACCCCATGTGTGACCCGCTCGAAGCGCGGGTCCACCGCAACCTTGCCTACGCCCTTGAAGACCTGCGGCATGCAGAGGACTGCCTAATCAAGGGTAGCTTGAACATTTGGGTAAGCGCCGCCAACGAGGAAGCTTCCCGACAGAATACCCCTAAAGGGGTAACAAAATAAATTTGCAGAATCCAATTACCGATTGTAAATTTGCAGTCGATTTGAAACTCAACGCTATGAATACAAACACCCGACACGAGCAGGCTCTCGCTAACTGCCGCAAGAAGTTCCAAGGTCTCGACGAGATTGACCGCATGAACGAGGCAAACAAGTTCATCCACACCATGAGCAAGCGTGGTATCCCCGTGAACCACTGCATCGGATTCCTCAAGGAGGCAGGGGTCATGAGCGACACCGAACTCATCCACTCACTCACATACTAATACACACAGCCATGAATAGAAAGCTCATTACATACCTCGATGCGGTCGAGGGCTACACCAACTCCATCACCCGTGCCATCCTTAACAACGAGGTGAACTACGTAATCGCCATGGAGGACGACGAAGGACCATTCAATCGGTTCATCCCGCTCCCTTCCCCGCAGACGGCAGGGACGGAGACACAAAAGCAGGCCTATGCCCGCATGAAAGCACAAGAAATTGTGGAGGACATGAAGATATGGAACCCGCACCTCAACTATGACACCATCACGCAAAATCTCTGATACACATGAACAACAAACTCAACAACAACGCTACGACTCGCTCCTTCGCTGAGTCCTTCGGAAAAGCCATCACATTCGGTGGGTCTATCGTCACCTGCGACTGCCTCCTCAACACTATGAGCAGTGGTTACTACTACTACGCCAACGATGAAGACCCCATCATCGTATCACCTACGGATCCCGTGGGTGCTTATCACTACTGGTCTGACTTCCTTCGAGAGGCACAAGCCCTTGCTACAAGGAACAACGAAGACCCCGACACTTACGGGATTATGATGACGTTTAATCATGGTAGAGGGTGTATCTACATGAACCTTGTCAGATGTGAATGGATGAAGAGCAAGATGCTTGACATCGCAGAAAACGACAGCGTTCAGTGTCCATCACACATCAACGCTTTCACACCTAACTCATTGGATGAGCGCATCAGATTGACCGATGAGGGTCGTGAGCCATACCCACTTCCCGACGACCCTGCGGGGCGTGCTGAAGTTGAGGCTGGACGCAAGCGTGAGGACACAGAGAACGCCTTGCAGATGCTGAAGTTCACAGAACGTAACGATAAGGACGCCCTCGATGAGTGGGTGTCAACGAACATAGAGGTATAACATTGTGGGCGGCTGGCATACCCGTATCAGGAGGGGTCCTGTGAAAGTATGCAAGCGGGGGAGGTGATTGGCCCCTGCGTCGGATGGCATAACCGAGTGAATTTGGATTGTTCACAATTATGCAAGGGGGAGGGGTGCCCCCGCCATGCGCCTGTAGCTCAGTGGTTAGAGCATCCGACTCATAATCGGCAGGTCGTAGGTTCAAGTCCTACCAGGCGCACATAGCCCACGTAGCTCAGGGGATAGAGCAACTGCCTTCTAAGCAGTCGGTCGCAGGTTCGAATCCTGCCGTGGGTACAGAATACATAGCGATAGCACTCTTGCATGAGGATGCGAGGATGGTGTGCGCCAATCCAATAGACAAAGCTTCCACCCGTGACCACGGGCTTATGGCAACCGATGTGAGGATTGGTAGGGGTTCGACTCCCCTTATCGCTACACAAACACACACATGACACGAGAAGAAAAAATCGACCGCTTGATTCACATGGAACTTGAGCGCATGAAACATGAAGACCTGCTGAGAATTGCAGAAGAACAACTCTTCGCAGAGTTGAGAGACGAGGACGACGAGTACATAGACTACCTGTACAGCAGGCACAACTGGAATGATTATAACAAGTAAACACACAAACATGAGCACATTTAAACAAGAGCGCATTGACGGCGTAGTCCGCGAGATCGAGCGCAAGAGCCTGCAAGAGATTGCAATGATTATCCTAGACGAACGCTTCGAGAAGAAGGCTTCGCAATACGAAGCCGAGTGGCTGGATGCGCTCGCAGACAAACTGCGCGATGGAGACATGTTCAACGATACGCAGTTGATGCAAGAAATCTATCTCAACCCGATGAAAGAACTCAAGCAACGATACCTGAACCAATGAAAGTATACCTTATACACCACCCTAACGGGGACATCTACCATCGGACAGACGAACAACTGATGGATGACATCCATGACATGATGGATGCAGGAGAGTGCTCGATTGACGTGTACCGCAATGACGTAGCTCTCGAAGACAGGCAGCGGCCGCTCTTCGGACTCATCGGTAACCACTCCATCAAGAACTACCTTTCCCAAAGGGAAGAAAATTAAATTTGCAAAATCCAAACCAACGGCGTATCTTTGCCGACGAATTCAAACTTCAACGCTATGAAATACACAGACACCATCGTGGTAGATGACATCCCCTTCGAGGTGGAGGTCGAACGAGGCTACGGATTTACCACCATCCGAGTCCCTGATACGAACATGACTACGGGATGCATGGAAGACATCCAAGCGTTCCGCAAGATTCACGAACTGCTGACCGAGGCGTTGGCAAAACTCCCCGTAGTATGAGACAGGCACACACAATCCAAGACATGAGCGAACTCGAAGCCGCTCGTGCCATCCTTGAGGATGTCCGAATCCTCATCAATCAGATGCTCCCTGAAATCCTCGACGCACAGGTCACAGAGGACGTAAGCATCGGCACTCTCCTCGACAACATCGAAGAGGCCGCCGAGCGTATCGAAGACCTGAACTACGACGAAGACAACCGACTCAACCCCAACAAATAATACTCATGAACACTGCACTACGCACCGCCCCCCACTACTTCGTCATCGACTCCATCGGAGGTATGAACGAAGGTTACTCAGACACCACCTGCCGCCGCATCGAGGATGTGGTAGCCCCTGAACTTGCCAAGGCTATGGTCGAGGAATACATCGACCAGTGGGCACACGACCGCTTGGAGTATTACCAAGAGCGTATCGAAAACTACTCCCTACGCACAGAGGTTGACCTCGTTCGCTACGACATCGAGGAGTGTCCGCATGGTGGGTGGGTCAAGCTCACCCCTGAGTTCAGCGACAGCATCGACCCCGAAGACATCGACGATTGGGGGTTCCACACCCTCTTCATCCAAGTGTATGACGGGGTGATGCTCGGTGACGGCGTGGTTGTATATGACCAGATGGACGACATGGTGACCACCATCACACACAAGTCCACCGCCATCCGCATGGCAGAGGAGAGTATCTCCCGTGAGGTGGAGCGCATCAAGTGGAGGTGGTACAACGACAAGGAGCGGGCCGTGGACCTCAAGTACGCATACAACAACCTCTGCCACGCTTACGACAGCCTCGCTGAGGTGGTGCGTAACATTGAGTGGCCACAGGATTCCATGGTGGACATCGACGACACCTGCACTCACTACTTCCCCACCCAAGCCATGAAGCAGATGGTATACACAGACGACAATCGAATCACTACACTCTAATTCAAACAGACATGAGCTTTTACACACGCAATAAACACCTTGACCGCCACGTTGCACTGCGATTGCGAGACTACGCTAAGCGTCAGTTGGCACGTAACAAGAAAGACAAGTGGCTGGACGAAGACGATCCGTGCGGGGACATCAAACGTCTCCGCCACCTCGCTTCCCTGTTCTCCCCTACACACGCTGACACCGAGGTTATTTGGGATATGATAAACAGCGGTGACACGGCATGGAGAGAAAGCGTACCAATTTTTGTACACGAAATTATCGAAGAAAACAGATTCATACAATGAGCGAAAACACAAAACACACCTTCTATACTCTTTTGATTTACACTTGCTTAGTACTCGTTGCATGGTGCATAGCCGCAGGAATAGCACAAATAGCAAACAACCTTACACAATGATTAAAGAAGAACTGAACAACAACGTGATGGAGACCACAATCGAAGGCGCACAGAAACGCGCTACCCATGCCATCGAAAGCATCGAAACGGGTCGGTGGATGAGCGCCAAACCTGACCTCGAATACATTGCCGTCTTCCTCGAAACCGTGGGTGACGAGATGGCGGCAATCTCCAGCGCACAAAACTCCATGCACGACAAGTATATCAAATCCCTTGTCGCTATTGACGAGTGGAAAGACAACTTCGAGGCTGTGGACATGGCGGCTTCTAGACGCCTCCATGAGATTACCGAACTCCAGAGAGAAATTACAGAGCTACGCAGGGAAAATGACGTTCTGCGCCGTTCATCACTATCATCAATCCACGCCGCACATGATAACAGATAACTACATGAGAGAACTATGGAATTACATAGAATTCCTGTCACGAAGGGCTGAAGAGCAGCCAAATGTCAGAATGTGGGGTATCATGCTCGATGGGTCTCTCAGAAACTACAACGCAAAACTCAAGCTTCAACAACAAGATGAACAACAATTCTAAATACAATTACAAGGTCCGCTTTCATCTCGCTAAAGGCGATAACTACATGAAATGGCAAGTTAGAGACATAAATGACCCTGATGGTTCACCACGTTATTACAGCCCTGATGATACAAGGTTGCTTATGCTTGATTGCAAGCTTGGCAATAAACCCTCGATTTCACAGAAAATCTTCCAAGGTGAAAACAAGACGGTATGCGCATGGGTATGGTGTAAGTCGGTTTGGCCAATGCCAGGACCAGCAACAAGGGTCGGTAAGCAATACCGATACAACCCTCGCATCAACCCTCATTGGCACACGCAAGACGAGACCAATGTTGACAACTGCGAAATCGACAAACTCGTTACTCTCGGAAGGGGTATCTTTAAGGATGCATAAAGAAGACGCGATAATTTACATTATAGATCACGCCTGCAACCTTCCCGCGAACGAAGCTATGGCCTGCCACATGGCGGCCAGTGACTTGCAAGAACATGGGCTAGAGGAATGGATAGAGTGGCCCCCCACTATGGTCATAAACACATTCATTGAAATAATGGACGAGTCATCAGAAACTTCAATGAATAAGCTAAAGTCTTATGCTGTAGGTGAAAGCTTCATAGATGAGTTGTTTATAGAAGGTTACATAGGTGAAGGCGAAGAAGACCAAGATAGGGTGGATTACATAAAAACCATGGAGGGTATGCGTGAATCCATGATAAGTGCTGTAAAAGCTATGAGAGCATATTTCGAAATTCAACAAGTTATTAAAATAAAATACTATGGGTTACATTGACGACAGAACACGAAGCGACTTCCAAGAATTGGAGAACGAAATCAACCTTCTCCTAACCGACTACTATGGGAAGCCTCACAACATGAGAGATACAGGAGACAACAAGCAGAGGTTTGTTGACCAAACAGGTCATTACCTCTTCACCTTATGGGTGCTCGATAAGTATCACAGACTCAATAAAAGCAAAATGGGGGCCATAGGTGAGTGGTTTGAGCGTGATCGCACGACCCCAAATCACTGGAGGGACAACGGAAACATTCAGATGCGTAAGTCTAAAGACTTCCGAGACCTATATGACAACCTACAATACCTTGGTACTAGATACAATACCGAGGGTTATCTCAAGTCTAACGGACTGAAGCTCAGGTTCATCGAACGTCAGATGGAACACCTGTCTGCACGAAGAGAAAAACTGTTAAAAGCTGTCAGTCACCTTGAAAACTCCAAACTAGTTCAGTAAATTTACAAACTCAATTAAATCTCAATACATGAGTAATTACAAGTTCAAGACCACGAACATCCGTGGCAAGCAGTACGTTGAAGTCAACGAGCGAATAAAGTTCTTCCGTCAGGAGGAGCAGTACAAAGGCTGGAGCATCAGCACACGCATCGAGCACATGAACGAAGAAGAAATCGTTATGTGTACCAGCATCCTAGATGCGAGTGGCAATATCGTAGCCACTGGTCATGCCCACGAGGTTAAGGGTAGCTCAAACATAAACAAGACGAGTCACATCGAGAACTGCGAAACGTCAGCCGTAGGGCGTGCTTTGGCTATGCTTGGTATCGGTATTGATACATCTATCGCTTCAGCGAATGAAGTCCAGGATGCGATTGCACAACAGGAAGAACAGCCCGCCCCCAAGAAGACTAGGGCTAAGGCCAAGACTTCGGGAAACGAACCGAAGGAAGAGAGCAACATCATGGACAAGGCCGTGAAGTATTTGAAGAACTCTTCCGACCGATCGAAGGCATACGAACTTGTGATATCCAAGTACGGATCCGAGTTAAGCGAGGGCCAGAAGAATGGACTGAAGAAATTTGTACGATGAAAATTCCAATAGAAGACAGCTTCGAAGACAAGCTTAGAAGACGAGGGTATAGTGAGGAGGCCATCATGATGATGGTCTTCACACGAACCTTAGAGAAAATTGAATCAGAAGAAAATAATGACTGAAGAATTGACTACAGAAGCATTTATGGATATGATTGAGAAGAGGTACAATAAAAAGTACCTCTCTTACTCTTCCATCAAGAATGCCCTTGGCGACATGCGATTGTTCGACATGTATATGAAGGGGGAGGTCAAGAAGACGAGTGACGCCCTTACGTTTGGTTCTCTATACGACATGATGTTGTTCGAGCCTGATCGAGCAAAGTCTCACTACGTTATACTTAACGACAACGCTATCCTTGACCAAATGTCAGAGAAAGCTAGGTCAGGTAAGAACCCGAAGGCTACGAACGAGTGGAAGCGTCTTTTTTCTGAGTACAAGGCTAAGGTAGAGGACAACGGGCAAGAGATTGTGTTAGTTGACGACTGGACCAAGGCGCAGGAGATGATTGACCGACTCTACGCATCAGGATTGTACGATTCGTACCTGAATGGTGGTCAGTTTCAGGTGGAGTTTAACGACGACATTGACGGAATCAGAGTGCGCGGGTTCTACGACTGCTTGGGAGACAAGATAGTTGTAGACTCCAAGAGCACGCGGTCCATGCAAAAGTTTAGATATGACGTTGGATCCTTCTGTTACGACATACAGGCTTACATTTACATGAAGGTGTCAGGGGCTGAAGACTTCTACTGGCTCGTGCAGGAGAAAGCATACCCGTTCTATCCAGGAATTGTTCGATGCACAGAAGAGACCCTGTTCTCAGGGGAAATGAAGTTTAACGAAGCTATAGGACGTATAGCTACATTTCTAGAACTTGGACCTGACTATGACTACGACAAAGATTATGCAGAGTTTAGCGTATAAAGCATACAAAACCATCAAGACTATTTTTTTTATTTTCGTAACCCTTTATTTCATTATTAATTTTTTTCACTATGGATAAGAACTATGATTCCGTCCTCGTGGGCTGGACCGAAGAGCCCAAGCGTAATGACAACGGCGATATCGTCGCATGGAGCGTAAAGCTCAAAGACCACGAACTCCAGGATATGCTGGATAAATACACCACCATCAAAACAGAAAAGGGTGGTGGTAATGTATACCTCACGCTCTTCATGAGTAAGAGTGGCAAAGCTTGCGCTCGTGTATTCGATCCGAATAGCGAGGGTGCTAAGGAGCGCCGTAACGCCAAATCAGAACAGGTCGTAGAAGATGACCTCCCCTTCTGATAGGGCTCCTATATACTTGATGACCGCTCGTGTTGCCTTCAAAAAAAGAAAGGAGGCGCACGAGCGCGTCAAGTGGATTATCTCTGTATTCACCTCGCCTTCTGACATTATGCGATATGACAATAAGACTATGTCGCGACTGAGGTCAGAGCTTTATGGCAAGACCTCTAAGTCAGACAGGCAGGTGATTATCAGGGATATCGTAAGCAAAAAGTTCATATCGAACTCTCAACTCACTATAGATGAGCACAAGAAACAAGATAGTATCTAAGTGCAACGAAGTCAAAGATTTGCTTCTTCTGAAGAACGAAGCTTATGGAGACGCTGCACTACAGCCGCTGAACATATTCTCATCAGTTAACGCTGAGTATGGGTTGCGGCAGAGAATTGACGACAAGCTTAAACGTATACAAAACGTTGGGCTAAACGATAGCACAGAAGACACATTAATAGACCTTACAGGATACTTAATCCTGCTTATGATTTCAAGAGATGACAAACAAAATAACGATATTCAGGGATATAAAGGACATCAACGGTCCCAATCATATTACTCTGAGCCAATCACTCCGAAGAATAAAGGAGGGAAAGTCAAAGGAACTGATTTCACAGATTAGAGAAGGTGATAAAGAGGCAAAAAAGAAGCTCCCCGTTGTTTGTTTCAGCGGGGAGTTTTCGTCTAGGAAGGATGACGCGCTCTTCGAGCATTCAGGCATCATTGTGCTCGATTTTGATCACGTTAACGTTGAGGAGACCAAGCAGGCTTTGGGTACTGACGACTACGTGTGTGCTTGCTGGACTAGTCCTTCAGGTGACGGGGTCAAAGCGTTGGTACGTATAACGAACCCAGAAAGACACAGGGACCACTTCCGAGCCATATCAAGGTACTTTGAACGCAAGTATGCACTTGAGGTAGACCCGTCAGGCATTAATGAGTCTAGGGCTTGCTTTGAGTCATACGACCCTGACATAATCATCAAGGACAGCGATAAGTTTGGGATGTTTACATCCGAAAAAGCTGAGCTTGGACAAACGATTGAGAGGGAAGGTGTTGTAACCGACTACATGAAGCTCAATCTTGCCGCACGTATGATACGTATGGCTGACGATGGGGAGAAGCACAAAGCATTACACTCAGCGGCTAGGCTATGCGGCGGATTCATATCCGCTGGTAGGATGGAGGAAGATGAGGTGGTGCGGGTGCTTATGCGAGAGATAAACAAGCGTGATATCGACTCCGAGCAGAATGCTATCAACACCATCCGCGATGGGATTGAGTCAGGTAAGAATATGCCCATCAAGGAGCTCGTTGCAAATGAGAAAGACGCGAAGCGTGAGCTATTGCTCAATGACGGGGATATGTCCTTCATTTCATCTGACGATGAGGACTTTAGGTGGATAGATGACTACGCCAATGGGAAGATCGAAGTCGGTTTGGATACTGGCAATGAGTTGATTGACAAGCACTTCAGGTACAAGAAGGAGTTTGTAATCGTCAATGGTCACTCCAACGTAGGTAAGACCACGATGATGCTATACCTCATCGCCAACTCCGCAGTTAGGCACGATTGGAAGTGGCTGATATACAGTTCTGAGAATCGAACTGCATCGGTGAAGATGACCCTTATGCAATTTGCCAAGGGCAGGAAAGTAGGGGACATGGGGTACGCCGAACGCAAGGCGGCATACAAGTGGGTTCAACAGCACTTCACTATCATCAACAACCACGATGTGTATAGCTACAGCGACATTGTGCTCTTCATGGAGAAGACAATGAAGCAACAGGATCTAGACGGCATCTTCATCGACCCGTACAACAGTCTCAAGCTTGAGCTCGGTAACAGCGGACTTGGGGCTCACGACTACCACTACGAGGCGGCATCAGAATTCCTTACGTTCTCTAAGTCTCACAACGTGGCTGTGTGGTTGAACATGCATGCCGTGACCGAAGCACAGCGGCGCAAGGGTGACGATGGTCTGCCTGTAGCCCCGTATGCAGAAGATACGGAGGGGGGAGGCAAGTTCGTCAATCGGGCGGACTGCTTCCTTACCATACACCGAAAGGTTCAGGCCCCTGACATGCATCTGAGGAAGTTGACGGAGCTTCACGTGAGGAAGATTAGAGAGGTAGAGACAGGTGGGGAGCCCACTCCTTTAGATGAACCAATCAAATTTATTTTTGATTTGAGCCATACTGGGTTCAAAGAGTGGACAACTCAAAAGCCTTTGTACAAGCCCGTTTCAAGCCAATTAGGACAGCAATCTCAAATAAATCTGAAAGCAAATACACATTTTCTCAATAACGCGGTGTAACTTCGCCTTGTGAAAGGAAAAAGAAAAACGTCTCACTCGCGTTCACGCAAAAAACAACCCCTGGGCAGGTACAAATCTTCTCTTGAGAAGTACTGTGCTGACCAACTGAGTGAATACGGGCTATCTTTTGACTATGAGGAACTGACGTTTGAACTGCTAGACGGTTTTAAGTTTGACAACAAGTATTTTAAAATGACATCGAAGGGGAAGCTCATGAGTGACAGAACAGGTACCAGACAGCTTCCTATCAAGTACACACCTGACTTTGTAGGAACCGACTCAAATTTTATAATTGAAACTAAAGGTTATCTGCCAAGTCACCATGACTTCCCCATGAGATGGAAACTTTTTTTACGCCACATAACTGACAACGAACTACCATATGCTGTATTTTTGGCAAAGAATAGACAGCAAGTAGATCAAGCTATTCAGGAAATTAAAAAAAGCATTGAAGATGGATCAATCTAAATTGAGTGAATATTACGCTATCGCCACAGACAGGTCAATGAGAGTCATGGCTGATTTGTACGAGTCTTTACACGACAATAGCGGAAATCCTATCACAGACAAAGAGAATGTAAACGAGAGGGTAAACAGGTGCATTACGCTCGTAAAACATGAGATGGACTTGTGTACTGAGGCGGTTAAGGAATACCACAAAGAGTGACCTCCCAAAGCAGGAGGAGGTACTCTAATTCAACGGGGAGAGTAGCAGAAGTAAGGTTCATTAGAGCCGCAGAGAATCTAGGCCTGGAGGTGAAGAAGTCCTCTTACGCGGAGGACATTCACGACCATATCGACTACTGGTTGGCCTTCAACGATAAGGGCAAGTGGGGTGTAGATGTAAAAGGCAATAACCTACCTGATGAGATTTGGGTAGAGCTAAAAAATGTACGGGGGAACAACGGATGGCTACTCGGCGGTGCAACAATCATCGCTTTTGATATGCCTGAAGAGCACGGTTTCTCAATCGTTGACCGACTTGAACTGAAAGAGTGGGTTGATAAAAATGTCGATCTTGAAGTAGTGTCTGACAAGCGCAATGCTTACAGGAAACTGTACCAAAGAAAGGACAGGCTCGACATCATAACTAAGGTTGTCCTTCGGGACATAAGGTCTCTAGAATCTTACAGAGTATGGAAATACTTTCTGGATTATTGAGTACCTTGCACACCTTTTCCAACTAAAAATTATGAAAGAAGAAAAACTTATCCCATGGGGTGAGGTAGGATACCCCACGTTCAAGAGAACGTATGCAAGACCTACCAAAAACGGACAAACAGAGGAGTGGCACGAGACAGTCGATCGCGTAGTCAAAGCTTGTAACGACCAGCTCGGTTGCAATTTTGACGAGGTGCAGCAGGATGAACTAAGGGGCATCATGATGGACCTTAAAGGCACAGTGGCTGGAAGGTTCTTGTGGCAACTTGGAACCGAAACAGTAGACAGACTAGGGATGCCTTCCCTGCAGAACTGCTCGTTTGTGGTAATTGACGACCCAATTAGACCATTTACTTGGGCATTCGAAATGCTAATGCTCGGTAGCGGTGTCGGATTCAACATCCAAAGGGAGAATGTGTATCAACTCCCGAAGGTCGGCTACCAACAGGTGAAAATCGAGAGGAAGGATGCTAATGATGCTGACTTTATCGTTCCTGACTCCCGCGAAGGATGGGTCAGTCTTCTTGAGCGTGTGCTTGAAGCCCACTTTTGGCAAGACGGATCCGATGAAGACTTTACGTTCGCCACTCACCTCATCAGATCAAAGGGTTCTGTTATCAAAGGCTTCGGAGGTACCGCAAGCGGACCAGAGGATCTGGTATGGGGTATGATGGAGATAAATAGCATCCTCAACAACAGAGCAGGGCAACGCCTTCGCCCTATTGATTGCCTAGACATCATGAACATAATAGGTAAAATAGTGGTGGCTGGTAACGTCCGTAGGTCTGCTCAGATTGCCATAGGGGATCCTGATGACATCGAGTACTTGCGTGCCAAGCGTTGGGATCTGGGGGGTATTCCGAACTGGAGGGCCATGAGCAACAACTCGGTTGTCTGTGATGATATATCTGTTCTTCCAGATGAATTTTGGGAAGGATATAAGGGCAATGGAGAGCCTTACGGATTGATTAACCTAGAATCCTCTAGACGCATGGGGAGGACAGAAGAAACCGAATATGACGATCCTGATGTAATGGGGTACAACCCATGTGCCGAACAGAGCCTAGCTAACTTTGAGACTTGCTGTCTCGCTGAGGTTTATTTGCCAAATATCGTATCATACGATGAGCTAAAGAAGGTACTTTCGTATCTTTATAGAATCAATAAGCACAGCCTTGCTATCCCTTGCTCACTCAAGGAGACTGAAGATATAGTCCATAAGAATATGAGAATGGGTATTGGGGTTACTGGATACCTTCAGGCCGAAGAAGAGCAAAGAGGATGGTTGTCTGATGCGTATGTTTGGTTAAGGAATTACGACAAAGAATACTCAAAGAACCATGGCTTTCCTCATTCCATTAAGCTTACTACAGTTAAACCCAGTGGAACGCTGTCTCTACTTGCTGGCGTTACACCAGGCGCACACCCTGGATACTCCCAATATTACATTAGAAGAATCAGAATGGCTGCAGATAGCGAGCTTGCACGAGTTGCTAGGGGTAACGGGTATCACGTAGAATATGTACGGAACTTTGACGGGACGGAAGACCATTCCACAGTAGTGGTTTCTTTCCCCTGTAGTTTCCCCGAAGGGACTAAATTTGCAGACGACATGACAGCTGTTGACCAGCTGGAGGTCATTAAAAGATTGCAAGCGGAATGGAGCGACAACTCCGTATCGGTTACAATATACTATAGGAAAGAGGAGTTAGACGAAATAAAAGACTGGTTGGCAAAGCACTACTTTAACACCAAGTCGGTTTCTTTTCTTCTTCACAGCGGGCATGGCTTTGATCAGGCTCCCTTGGAAGAAATCAGCGAATCTCGCTACCACGAGGAGAGGTCAAAAGTGACCCCCATATCCAGCCTTTCTAGCGTTGAGTTGGATGACGTGGAGATTTCTGATTGTGACACAGGAGCATGCCCTGTCCGATGAAGAGAATAGACAAATGCTGGGTAATGCAAATGTATTATCTTGGCACTGTTACATCGACCTAGTGCAGTGTAATTTCGCTAACCTTAGAGAGGCCCTTCGGGGCCTCTCTTCATTTCTTCACTCTCATACCTTTCTTCTTAGCCTTATTGACCCTTATGCGTCCCCCGATCTTGTACACTTTGACAGATGCAGGGACGGCGGAAACGGGAATCTCAAGCCAAGTATTACCGAATCCGTCCGTGACGTTCGTAATCTGACTTACGTCAACTCCCATCTTCTCCATCTGATCAGGGAGGCGTTGGTATCGATTAAGGATCATGTCAAAATTTCTATTTGGATCCCAGCCCTGTATAGTTCGAACCGTTTCTGTGGTGGGGAATCGGTATGCCTCAGCTCCTTTTTTGGCCCCATCCTCGAAGAATGCCGCAAGCGCCTCCCGCTCCCAGGTTTTAGACATAGGGTTTTTAGACGGGTCAGGCATGTTCTTTATTTTGTCTACATGCTTCAAGAAGTCTGGGTCTTTGACTTCACGCCTCATCTGATTAACACCTATGTCTAACAGCTCACTAGTCACTCTTGTCCATGGATGCTCTCTGGTTATGTTTGGCCTCTCTACTTCCATATCAAGGTCGTCCGCCATGTCTATTCTCCTGCCTTTGGCCTCCGCTTCCGTTATATTTTCAGAGAAGTTGAAGTCGTAGTGCCCCTCACCGCCAAACCTGCTGTAAGCGACAAGAAAGTCATCCGCTTCTTGTCTCGTTATGTCACCACCTTCAATAAGATCTTCCAGAAGCTTACTAAACCCTGCCACCTCGCCTTCTGGAGCGGCAACAGCGGTGCCACCGAATTCCTGTAGCAACCCTACATCTCTGTGCAGCTTGCTACCAGTCCCTTCTACCACCTTCTCCAGACCAAGGACGTCTTGAAGAGATTTCCCCTTTCCGAACCCCTTGTCATTAAGGTACCCGATAACCTGCTGTCCTACGTGCTCTACGTTTTCAAAGATCTCTTCAAGCCGACCTGGATCCTCAGCTACCATCCTATGAACCTCTTTACTTCCGAATATAGGCTCGTCTCCGTATTCATGATAAGTGTGTTCCCACCTCCCCGATTTACCTGATTGAAATGCATCGCTCTGGATCTCAAGCATACTCCTGACGTTTCTGCTTGGCTCCCCTCTCTTCGCTTTCAATGTCTCCCACGGGTCAGGTATAGCCCTTACATGGGCATGAACACCGACATTCGATGGCCCTGAACTTGCAGAAAAGTGTTTTTTGCTTGGATTCCCGTAAATAACATCGTCTCCTTTCAGGAGTATCACTTCAGAGTCGTCGGTGACGTCACGCCTTGCTTCCCTAATAACGGCGTCCATATTTTGGAGGTTATTCCAGTCCAACCCCATAAGCCTGTCCGTCCCGAAGAACTCATCCCACTCTGGGTTAGTATTCCCACCTCTAAACCTAGGAAGTCTCTGCATCCCACCCATCTGCATGTTACCAGGATCTACATGAGTCAGTCCAGCGTTTTCTGCTCTATCGGCAAGCGTGTTAAGTAGGGATGCTTCTGATGCAGACACATCCTTTCCAGATGCGGCTTGTCTAATAGATTTTACAGAAACACCATTTTTTCCAGCGTTTTCATATAGTCTAGTGCTCGCCTTTCCAGTAGGTATAGAGCCTGGAATAATCGCTGACAAAAGCCCAGACCCTATTCCAACGGCCCCAGACGCATAGTCACCACGAATCAAATCTCCAACACCACCAAGTATCGAAGTCAGGTCACCAACAGGAGTTAAGAATTCCATTAGAGTAAACGCTGGATTTGCTCTTCCTTGTTCCTCTCTAAGTTCAGGACTAGCAGCTACTGCTGATATGGTCGGATATGGGCTAGTATTGAGGTACGGTGGTGCCTCTCTTAGATAAAAGTTTGATTGTTGATCTTCAACTCTCTGTCGTAGATCATCATCTACAATCATCCGTAGTAAAGGATGCTCCTCCAGCGCGTCTTTATAATCTTGATTTTCAGCTAAAGATTGAGCCTCCTGCGGTAGAATAGGCTGTGTTATATAAGGTGATGTAGACTCTGATACCGCCGTGTACGGCAACGGATCCCCCTCGTCAGGCGGCCAAGACCGCAAAACCCTCATTCCATTGGACGCTTTTTTCTGAACCCTAATCTTACCTCCGTTCTTGTTGAATCTGTATCTGCCTCTCAATTCGCTCCTCACGTCTATAGGTTCTACATAACCCTTCTCAGCCATGTTAATGTATCTCCTCGCACCTTCAGGTGTGTGATCAAAACTAGAGTACAGTCTAAACCCTTCATCTTTCAAAGACTCATTAATGGCAGAGGTCATTTCTCCTGAAAGACCTCTCCCTTGTAATTGCGGCTCGAATTCAAAAGGAAAGTCCTCGTTTCTTATCAACCCATACTCAGGATCTACATCCCCCATTAATAGCCTTCTTTCGTCTGCTATTTTTTCCGCGCTTCGGGTATCTATTGGATCAAAGGACATATGTCCTGTCGTCTTACCGTTTACTCTAACTTCCACATCGAAAGAAGGGAAGCTAGTCCCATCTACATCTACAGGCATAGGGACAAGCTCTATGGCGTCATCACCTGTTTTTATGCCTAACCCTTCTTTGAGTTTTTGATTTGCTCTGTTTATGATTCCATCCCAATCTGTAGGGAGTATGGGGCTTTGTCTAAGAGCCGCTCTACCTATAAGGTTGCTACCATAGCTCAATCCTCTACCTATAAGATTACCTAATATGTCTGCTGATGCTCCTACAGGGTGAGCACCAGCAACCATACTGAAAGCGGTGTTTACAGGATTGGTTGGGCTGAAACCGTAACGGATGAATTCACTAAGCTCCTGTTCGTTTAACGGCTCTGTACGTTGTGAAAGCTCCTGAGCGCGGGCGGTGGTAGGGAATCCGTAAACGTCTTGCTGTGGCACTCTAATCAACTCTCCATTCTCCCCCTCTACCCATTTACCTGAGGCCAACATTCTTTTTTTTACCTCTTCTTTTGTCGGATCCCCTATAGTTCTCATGTTAAGGAATTGTTAAGTATATTTGGTTATGGTCTATATTGTTATTTTCATATTTGTCCTAGGCGCATTAAGCCTGGGGTGCTAAGTTATATACTCATTCAATATGAGGAAAAAACACAGCTTTTGCAGTGTCTATTTCTTCTTGTGTGTATCCTTTGTCTAAAAGGTCTTGTTCTTCCATGAAAAGAACTATTGTTTCGAGAACTTCTGATACTACGTTTTCTCCAGGAAGCGCGTCAATCGCTTCTTGTTTGGTCAATGTAGAGAGATAATGTACATCTGATATAGGCATGGCTTTTGTTTTTTAGGTTATGGTATATATTGTTATTTTATCTTCTTATCTTTTCGATGGTTCTACCAGCGAAGTAGGCTCCAAATACTGTGAGCATTAGAACTTCTAGCAAATCTACATAATTTTCTGAGGGGGTAAAAGTGTCGTCAAGCCCATCCCAGACTGTAATAATCATATAGAATGCAGTTAGTACGATCAACACAGATGGTCTTATATACTTGGCAATCTTTACGTCTCCAGAAGCATCAGCCTCCCACCTCCTTGTTATCTGCTCTTGATTGTTGATCTCGTATTCTACAAGTATCCTGTTGAATTCAGATATCTGCTCAGAGGTTAGATTTGGGTCGTTGTCTACAACTTTTTTGACCACCCCAAGAAGACCTCTGTCTGGAAGAAAGTCACCAACCTTGTCCGCTATATCGGGAAGGTTGTTAGTGATCCACTTACCTACCTTGGTGTCTTTAATCTTCTTTCCCTCTTCTTTTCTCATATTCCATATTAAAATTCACCATGTAAAGCCTCTCGTCTTCCATGATTTGTGTTATAATCTCGGACCTTTTTATGTAATCATCTATTTCACGAGCTTGAGATCTTCTATCTCTGAGCTTCATAAGCTTCTTCTCAACATCTTTTAGCCTGCTGTACAATACGTTTACACCCGTGTACCTTCTTGGGTCTACGTTAGGTTGCTCTTTTAACTCCCTTTTTAGTTGCCTGATTTCCTCTGCGTTCTCTTCGAACAAGTCATAGTCGTAGTATCTAGATGCTTCCCCGTATATCTTTCTAGCTAGAGGCATCCTGGACAGATTGAACTGCGGCATAGGCTTCTCCTCAAGGTTCCTCATGAAGCTAGGGATGTTTTCTGATTCATACGCTGCCTCCCCCGCTGCATATGCTGCCTGACCAACATCGTACACTGTTTTGCCAGCTTGATTAATAAACCTTCCAGAACCCCCAGACAAGTACTCAAACACATACCAGTATGGATCGAAGTTCACATCCACTTTACCAGACTTGTACTTAGACCCCCCTGTAGCTTCGTTCAGCCAAATAAAGAATTCTTGTATATCCTCAGGAGACCTAAATGACATCTGAGACTCAGGCCTTGGGGTCCCGAATGGAAGTTGCTCCATGTACACCTTGTCTCCGAAGTACGTCTCGTTCATCCCAATCTCTACCATAGGCTTTAGAACAGTAGGCATAACCGCTTTAGTAGCATAGTCTACAGCGTTGTCTGATTGACCGAAACTGATAGGGGAGAAGGAACTAATAGCAGAGGTGGCGAGGAACATCATTGCATCGTCAGCATCCCTGTGTCCCGATACCGTCTCAGCCAGCATTACTCCAAGGTTGTTGAAGAGGTTGTACCCGTATGGGAGAGGAATCTTGAGATATCCCTTCCCTCCAGTCATGATAATCAGGTTTCTTTCTTTCTCGTAGTCTGAGATCTTATTGTAGAACAACTCACCATCTTCGTCCTCATCGCTAAAGGCTAGATTCATCATTGTTACCATTCCACTGAACGTAGCCATACCAAAAGCTACTTTCTGTGGTAGAGTGGTTCTCTTGTGCCAAGACTCCAGCTCACCGTTAGGCTTCTTAGTATCCTTCAGATATACCATAGACCTGAGTATCCTAGCGTTACCCTGCATCGCTGCATTGAAGAACAGGTAGATGGAGTTGAGCGTACTTCCCCACTCACCACTTCTATTGAAGTTTACTGTGATATTCTTGGACAGCTGAGCTGCTCGATCTCTTGTAACACCAAGCTGCCTAGCAGACATATAAGCCGAAAGTCTAACACTATTCTCAAAAGCTTCGTTTACCCCTTCAACATACGATGCTACGTCTTTAGCCGTCTTCCATACTTTACTAGGCAAGCCTTTCTTGGCATCATCTGAAAGCTCTTTTATGATGGCGTCTATGTCTTTGTTATAACCCCATCCAGTCTGACCACCAGACTCTTTCCATTCCTCGAAGTACTGCTTCAGTTCTGGAGACATCTCTTTTCCAAAAGCGTTCTCGTTAAGCAACCCCCTGAGGGATGTAGCCGTGTTGGACAGGAGCTTCTTGGTGAGCTCATCAACTCTAACGCCAGATACAGTCCCATCAGCACGTTCCGCCTCAGCCAAGGCGTTATAAATGGCTGACTGTATGTCTCTAGAGAAGTTTGTTACAAAGAAGTTAGGATCGTATACAGTAAACACGTTACGAAGCCACTGAGCAGGCTTTCGCATAGCGTTGGTGATGATGTTGGTTGGATCTACACTTAGGCCATTTATAGTGTTTGCGTAGTGCTCATTCTTAAACTGTATAAAGTGCTGCTCACCATTGATGCGTACAGGAACCATATCCCTACGCGCACGCATCTCACTGTCGCTCATGTTACGAGCCTTTCCGTTTTTCTCTACGGTTTGCATCCTGTTCTTCGGACCCCATAGACTGAACACTTTTTCATTAGGGTTTCCAGAGAACATAGAGTGCAGGCTGAGTAGAGCCTCGTTCTTTCTCGCCAGCTGCTTTACCCTAGCGTTTTGCATCACCACCTGAGCTATAATGTTTACATCCGTTTTAGACTTTCTTCCTTTAGCCTTCCTTGTAGTCGGTCCATACACCGCCATACCTATACCTCCAGTCGGGTATGAGTTTGTGGTATCGTCTTGCTCGTCAGTAGCCAATCCAGAAAGAGGGACGTAGTGGTCATACATCTGTTCGTATACATCTATAGTCTCGTTGGTTTCCAGTCCATACTTTCTCATGGTATCCCTGGTGTCTTGAACTATAGACCTAACCTCAGAAGCCAATCTACGCATAGCGTTAGTGCCGAGCTTATCAATGATCTCTTCTGCCTCTTCGTTGGTCATACCAGATCCGCTCTCCATGTCTGGCCTATCGAATGCAATCTTAGCGTTGCGTTCTCTTGCGTGCATAGCATACAAGAAGTTAGATAGATCGTCAGACTTAATGTCTTCCGCTTTCATGCTGGTCTTGATGTCGTCAAGCTTAGCGTCAAGAGCATCGAGGTCGTTTCTTGTCTTTCCATACATAAGGTCAACAGCAAGGTTGAAGTCGTTACCCTCAGCCATCCTACGACCCCTGAACTCCTCAATGTCCTTTTGCAATAGCATCACCTCGTGATACTTATCCTGTAACTTCAAAGCAACCGCATCAAGAGCCTTACCAAATCCAGTTGGGTTTGACGCTTGCCAAGACGGTCCATTTGTATAGCTTATGCGACCCAGTCTCCTTGAGTTGGCTGTACCCTCCAGGTCTACTTTTTGAGAGCTCTTTACCTGCTTGTATCCTTTTTTCCCTTTGTTTTGAATATCTATTATCTCTTCTACCAGCTTCTTTGTTTTATTAGGATCGGTCTTGATAGCCAATACAGAGTTCTCCTCTGCCTGAGCGTGATACCTATACGTCTCCTTTACCCCCTTTTTGTTCTTGTACTTAGGGGAAACTCCTGCGTATCCTTCTGGTTGTACCATAAATACAACATGAGCGCCACCTCTAGTGTAATTATCTGACAGAAACACGCTATTCCAGTATTCTAGTGAATTAACATTACTTTCTTGGAACAGGTATTTTCTTGCTTTAGAAGACTTAGATTTTTTATCAAAAAAAGGATTATCTACCTTGTCTAAGCTTTTTACAATTTGAGTTGCTATCTCTTTTCTTGCGGCAAATCCAAGGTTAGCCATGGTTTCGTCAGCATAATGATTACCAAGAGATATTATAAGCCTCAACGCTTCGGTTACGATTTTAGGATCATAATTACCGTCAGCTTCTCTTTTTAGCACAACCTTAGAAACCTCAATATCGCCTCTAATTTGTCCTCCTAACAGACCTGTCTTAGGTGCAGGGCCTCCTGTTATTTGGTTAAATGGATATTGAAGGTTCTCTTTATCTAAAGCTAGAGATACTGACTCTCGTTTAAAATGCTGAACAAAATTCCCCCCACTAGGTGTTCCAGCTATGGCTTTATCTATGGCCTGACCTATTAAGTTAGCGACAGTAACATCAACTACCGATACGTTCTCTCCTCCTGATTCGTCTCTACCTATATATCCATCTGGACCTTCAGGTCTACTTACAGACATAGTTGATACGCCTTTGCGTTTTAGATTTGTATCCCCCCATGTTGTAAGGGCTCTCAAAACAACATCTTCTAACATAACCTCGTAACCTTGTTGATCTGAGTATATGTTTTCCTCAGCAAGACTTGCTGGCACTACCAAAAGCAGCCGCCCGTTTTCCTTTGCTTTATCAATCGCCGCTGCATACTTCCCAGTCACGCTTCTGCTTGTGTTGGCCCCGAAGCTTCGAACCAGGACGTCTGGATCTGGATCATATCGGTCAGGCTCTCTATTCATTAGAGCCTCTGACCCACTTGTTATTTCTCTTGAAACTGTAGCGTAATTTCCATTTTTATTTATATATCCTATTGTAACATTTGATTTTGGACCAGACCAAAAGTCAACCAAAACCTCTATTTCTTGCCCTCCCGCAACTGTAGCAATTAGAGCTGGATTCTGTGTAGTCCCATACAAACCCCTAAGCATTTCAGGTGTTATATCAGACAGGCTCTCTACCTCAAGCTCTTTAAGTAGTGCCTGCTCTTCAGCCGTAGAGTACTGAAGAGTGGGAAGTTTAACGGAAGCCGCTGTACCTTCCACTATGTCGCCCGATATGTTTTTCGGAACCCTTGGTACTGGCAGGGCAACTGTTTGAGGCTCAAGGGTAATTACTCCAAGCTCTGCAGCCAGAGCAACCTCTATCTTCTCAAGAGATTCTTCTGTGAATCCGCTCTTGTATCCTAACTCATCGGTAGCCTGTTCGATACCTGGAATACGCTGAGCAAAGGTGTATATGTTAACACCTAGCGCCTCCATAGCAATGTTATTAAGGTTATTAAACCTGTTT